ACCATTTATAAGGGGATTTATCTTGTCCTTGAAATACTTGTAAACATCGCTTTCTATTTGTGAGGCTGTTTTTTTCATTGCGATAATGCTTTTAGGAGTTTAGGCACTTCTTTTTCTGCTAATAATTCAGCTGATGAAAGTACATTGTAATTGCGCGCTTCTACATAAGCAGCGTACTTCATTCCTGCTACTACTACCAATACAAAATCCTTTGAATATTGAGATATTACCTTGTTGATGAACGTTTCTCCCTCTTTTTGTCCATTACCTCCTGACTTAGTGAGTTTAAACCCTCCTTTTTCAATAGCTTTGCCGTCTTGTAGTACTACATAGCCTATTGAGGAACGGAGGTTACCCGTTTGGTCTTGATAGCTACCATTTGTCCGTGCTTCGTTGATACATTTTTCTCCTACATTCCTTAATATACGAACGATTTTCTCTTCGTACTTGGCTATCTTTTCTTGGAGCATACGCTCAATATCTGCGGGGGTGAATCGTGGTGTTATCATACGAATATACGACAATGAAAGTAATCTCTTGAAAATCGTATTACTTGCTTTTCGAGGCGAATATTTCCCTCTACATCTACTACTTGCAAGGTAGTACCCGCTTCTATTTTTGGTGTATTTTTGGGAGCATAGACAGTAGCGGTACAATCAAAGATTTGACCATCTACTTTGCTTACCTTTTGCCCCGCTCCTGCTATTTCATCACGGCATACACCTATCTCTTGCCACTCGATAGGGTCGCTTGGATAGGTAGGTATACCATTTTCATCAATAGTAGGGTTTTGTGATACTTTCACCTTTAATAGGTATGGGTATATTTTCATTTCCTTGCAGTATTTTAGAATAAGTTGGTAATATCTCTTACAGTGGCTTTGACTTCTAACAAATTATCTCTACCGAGTTGCTTACAAAGGAGATTGTAAAAAGCGGTTATAGCTGATTTGTCGTAAGAGAAAGATAAACCACCTTCAGAAAAGGACACTGGGCGCAATAAGAGTTCAGGAATGAGATTGTAGAAAAACATTTTTGTTTTTCGTTCGTTCTCCTCGTTGAACTCATCAGAAAGCCCCAATCCTACTCGTTGCATTTCGGCAATGAGTAGGGTGGTGGGGTATTCCACGTTCCATAGTTTCAGTTTCTCATCTATGTACGCTTGTGCGGTCATCTTAGAACTTTGTTTTGATGATGAGTTTGCGCTTAGAGTCGTTCAATACTGGAGTAGCGAACGCTGTAGCTTTGGTAGATACTGATATAGGGTCTTGATGCCCAAAAGTATTTACCAAAATGAAGCTATCCTTAATAGATTTGCTCATCACATCGGCAAAGTCCATTGTAAACTCGGTGGTAGTGGTGTATTGAGTACTACCCAACAATGCTGAAGTAGAGAATAATATGTTACCCTCTTCCCAACCATTAGCCACTGTTACTTCTCCGTTTTTGCCTTCAAAGCTGATGAAAGACTCCCATACTTTGATAATAGGCAGCCCACGTTCAGCAAGTTCAGCGTTAAGTTGTTCCAAACGCACATCAGGCAAAATGGTAGTATTGTTGATAGGAATGCCCAACACAAAAGCACGAGTGTTTTTGTTCTTCAATACCTGATTGAGGGTCGCACGGCTCATAGTGATAGTGGCATAACTATACCCTTTGCCTTTGGCTTCCTCTTGGTATTTTTCAATTTCCTCTATAGGGTTAGCATCAGCTTCTGCCCATTTCTTGAGTGCGTTTTGTGTTTTTACTTTGAAGTCTACAGATACATTCACTACTCCGCCATTATTGGTAGTGGTAGTTTTGTATTTACCAGTAGACACAAGTTGTTTAGCCATCCACTCCATACGAGCATTGATACCGTCTATACAAAAACGAGGGTCTTCGTATATCTTGTCAATAAGCTGGTTTTTGATACCCGCATTAGTAGGGTTTGCACTCACCGCATAACGGAGTTGTTGAATGGTTAGGAGGTCTTTTTCGTTCAAATCGCGGGCGATTTCTACTTTTGGTATTTCGCCTTTGATGTTTTCCACGAACTCACGACTTTTGCGTGGTGCTTTTGAGCCAATAGCCACGATGTCCGCCATTATTTTAGCACCGTCAGCCCCTTCAATATTAGAATAAGTAAGAAAAGGATTGTACAACAAAGGGAAATACTCGCGGTAGCGCAAATCTCCCAATGGGTATGCTTGAATAATAGCATTCATATTAGCCTGAGAAAACTCGGTAATAATGTTGTTTGCGTTGATATTCATCTGCTTTTAATTTTTTAGGTTATTAAATGAATGAGATACGAGGCAAAGCGGTGCGTAGGAATGCCACGCCTGCTTTTTCTTTGTCGGGTAGCGCGTCTTTGCGTGCTGTTCCTGCCATAACGACTGCTACAAGTGGCATATCGTCAATGACTACATCGTGAGCGGTAAGCCCCAATGCTCCTGCTGTATTGGTTTGTGAAAGGTCTTCTTTTACAACCTTGAAAGTACCATTAGTGTCAGGCATTACGAGCGTTCCTGCTGGGATAACTCCATCGGTAAAGCGTTCCTTAGCAGTAGTAGGGTCTATATACACCCCGCCAGGGTAGGTAACATCCAACTGGTCAAATACGACTATTTGGCGACCTGCTTTTTCTGAAATTTGGACTTGTTTCATAAGTGTTTACTGTTTTTTGAAATTATCGTTAATATACGCTTGTACATCGGCAGAAACGCCATTGTTGTCTGTTCCTCCACCTAATACTGAACCTGATAGATTGGAAAGCCCTGCATTGGTTTGTGCTTGCAAAAACGCTTGTTCATCGGCTTTTAGTTCGTTTACAAAAGCCTCCATTTCGGTATCGTCTTTGAAAGTACGCCCTAAGTGGTGTTTGTAGAATGTTTCTGATACCCCCTGCGTTTTGAGTTGGTTTAGGAAACGTTCTTTAGCACTTTGTTGTTGCTTTTCAGCTTGGAATGCTGCAATAGTTTCATTTTGTTTATTGACAACTTCCACAAGGCTTTTTGCCCACTCTGGCATTTCATCGGGTTTAGGCTCTTTTGGGGGAGCAGGCGGGTTTTGAGGATTTGGATTAGATTTAGCCCTCATTTCTTCGAGTTCTTTCTCTAACTTCTTGCGAGCTTCTTCAGCTTTGGAAAGGCTTGTGCGCCCTTCGTCGGCAACGGACTGCAAGAGTTTAACTTCCTCTTCTACACTTTTTACAACGTTTTCGATTTCCGTGTCGTCCTTAACCGTTGTAGCTAAACGAGTAGCGATAACTTTTAGAACGGATTCTTTCAACCCCAAGTGCGCATACTTGGTTTTGAGTGATTGTAGGATTTTTTCCATAAGATGTACAATATTTTTTTGTTTTTGCAAAGGTACGGAGGGGTGTTGTAGATTGTATATTTGTGTATTAGTAAAAAATTAGTAATTATTTAGTAATACAAAAACGCCCCTATAAAGAGGCGTTTTCGGTGTTGAACTAAGAATATATTCACTTCAAAAAGCGTTTAAGTTTGTTTCGTATAAAGTAAAAGGCTATCAATAGTATTACGATAACAGCTATAAGGTATAAATAGGAACTTTTTACGTTTTTTGTTTTATGAGAAAAAGTCGTTTCTGAATGCCTTTGCGCTATAAAATAAGTGTTAGCCTTAGTTATATTATCAAGGGTAGTATTCGCCACTATTTGGCTATTGGATAGGCTGTTTTTAGTCGTAATCTTCACCTTTCCACCTCTAACCCTTATGGTTTCATTATCGCCGTCTCTAATACGATAATACACTAACTCTTTGCTGTTGCCTATACTATCTTTATCGCTCTCTACTGTTACCTCGTACTCTTGCGAGGCGTGTGTATCGAGTTGCAAGGTTTGAGCGTTGTGCTGAAAAAGAGCCATACTATCCTTGTACTTTATAATACGCTCTTTTTGGACTTGGCGTTGCTCGGTATTGGTTACCTCTTTGCGTGTTCTGCACCCTATCAAGGTGAGGAATGCCAATAATAACATTACTATTCTACTCATAGCTTTCTAACATTTTGATTATTTTCTTTAAACTGTTTGCGTAATCAGGAGCAGTAGCATACCCCGCTTTTGCCACCTCTTCAGCAAACTTGTAAGGGTCTGCTTTTACAAGCAACGCATTTGCATATCGCTTGTTTTTGAAAAAGAATTGCGCGTGGTCGGTAAAGCATTCTTCTGGGGTATCATACTTTCTAAACCAGTCTTTCACTTCATACTTGTACTTACCACTCGGTAATTGATATATAGACATCACTTGTGGGAACTTATATCCTAAGTTTGGAGCATTAAGTACTTCTGTAGTTTTAAACAATTGTTTTTTGTTATCAGGCGTGCTGCTAACAATGTTTTTAGGTACTTTTATACCAAAAAAGTTGTTGCCAACGCCACGCTCTCCCCAACCACTCTCCAATGCAGCTTGCGCCAAAGTAAAGAGGTGCGATATACCCGTTTTGCGTTCTGTTTCGAGTGCAAATGATTTGTACTGCTTTATAAATTCTTTCGGTGTCATTGTTGTTCATTATTAGAGGTTTGAGATTTTTCGGATGTTTCGGACTGTTCAGCTTGTTCAGCTTTTTCATTCATATAATTAGAGATGGTTTTAGCAACTTCCTCTAAGTTATCACGATTGATAAACACTTGCTGAACGACTTGTCCTGCGCGGTCAAACCGCACTTTGTCTTCGGCTTTTTCGCGTATTGATTTGATTTCGATTAGACATAGCACTATTGCCATAAAGAAAGTGATAAAAGGAAATAGCCACAATGAGGTTTGGTAATAGATTTCTAAGTACCAAGAGAGTAAGCCATACATACTATCCACAATAGTACAAGCAATCAGGATGTTGTAGTATTGCGCCATCTTGCTAATGGTACGCCTATATCCGTAGGAGTTGCGCGCAATACCCAAACGTTTAGCCTTGCGCACACCACTCCAAAGGTCGGCGAATATCATAAGGAGTACGAGAATGTAGATACCAAGTAGTATCCAAAGAATTACAAAGATTTTTTCCATTGATTACTGTTTGTTTTTAGGTTTTTCGGGTTTTTCTGTGCCGTTGATGATAGCGGTACATCTTTCTTGAATTTGTTTGTATAGTTCAATGTCTGAGGGTTGGAAGTTTGAGTTTTGGACATTGAAGTCATTGGGGGTAACCGTACCTTGCAAATAGGGATAACCACCATCTTGCTGGCGAGTTGCTGAAAATGCTACGGCAATAGGATTGGCTTCATTTTCAAATTCATAGGAGTACATAACGGTTACTCCTTGCACAATTTCTTGTGCAGTAATTCGGGTTGTTTTTTGAATGATTTGCATATTAATTGAATTTTAAGATTATTTTTATTTATTCAAATCGTGTGTTTACTACGTTATATTCACCTCCTAATAGGCGCAATACAACTACATCTCCTTTTCCCATATCTATATATCCATCTCCGCCATTGTAAGCACCTCCATTGTTATCTATTATAGAGCCTGAAGACACTCCTTGTAGTCTTATCATTTTACCTCCTACGAACATCCCCATAATTACGGTGAGTTCAAAAGACAATGAAAGACTTTGTCTACCTACAACATTAAAACCGAGTTTACGCATAATTTCTAATACCTCGAAATAGTTAGGTAAATAGACTATGTGGCGGTCGGAAGCTACATCTCTAAATACAAATTTATTGGTAATTCCCAACCAACGTTTTATTGTGGAACTTTCAGCAATACCATTATAAACGTACTCAAATTGAGCATTAGCACCTAAAGATATTGTATCACCATTGATTATTTGAGCGCGATTGTTCTCATAAGAAATAGTATCTATAACATCATTAGGATTGGGAGGAATTGATATGTTTACTCCAGTAAATTTACCAATACTTCCTACTCCCTTAGGTTTTTTAGGGTTTCTATATAATGATAAAAGAGATTTTGTAGCGGTATAAGTATTACTTGCTATTCCACCAAAGAATGCTTGAATATCATTTTCATCTTCTCTGTATATTACTCCAGACCCTGTATAAGCACTACCACTTATTACTCTGTTTTGTCTTTCGTCCCAATCTCCTGAATATATAGACCCACTAGTCATTTTTAATCTACCTGATATTATTCCTCCTTCTGCTTTTATATTTTTAGTAATCAAAGTTCCATCTTCTTGTACTAAAAACGCAGATTTACGGCGTCTTTCTTCAGCTTGTTGTGGTGTTTCTATATGTTGAGTTTTGTCGGGTTCTCCTGCCCAAAAGCGTATGCTATCATTAGTCATTCCCGTACCCGTAATACCTGCCTTTGTACCTTGTGTATTCCCTACTATAAGCGTACCCGTTGCTACTACGTTGCCGTCTATTTGAGTGTCGCTGAATATTTGGGTTTTGTTTTCAAGTTTCTGGATACGTGCGTTTGAGTTTTCGATATTCCTTTTTTCAGCTTCAATTTGCGCCTTTGCGTTGTTGATAGCGGTTGTAAGGTCTGTTTGAATATCAGCTACTTTGTTTTCGATGTCTTCAGGAGCAGGAGTCCAGTCTGTAGGAGTATTTCCTTTTTCAAGTTTCATATCACAAATAAGAATGTTACCTACATTTTGAGTAACTTTTTCGTTTCCGCCTATGTGAATGTTACTTTTTAAATTACTTTGTGGTCTGAAAGTTATAACTACTTTTTTCCATTCCCCTAAATTTCCTTTAACATCTAAAATTTTAAGAGGATTTTCCCAACTATATGAATTATTTAAGTAAAATACTACATTATTTGTAGTTTCTAATTTTACCCAACAACTGAGAGTATACTCGGTATCTTCTGTAAAAGTAAATGGTTTGTGCATATCCCAACTTCTTCCTGACAAGTATATCCTTGTTGCTACATTTCTACCATTGTAAGATTGTAAATTTCTTTCTACAATGTGTCCATTCTGATATAACCAACCATTAGAATCATCAAAAGATTGAGATTTCAACAATAAATTTCTACCCCCAATGTTCAACTCATTCACTTTTTGCTGTGCAAATGTTTTAGCTTCTTGGAGTTTCAATTGAAGTTGTTGTATTTGTCGTTGCTCAGCTTCTGTGATTTTGCCATCTGCTGTAGCTATTGCTTGTGCTTTTGTGAGTTCTGCTTGTGCTCGTGCGTATGCTTCGGTAACGGTTTTCGCGGTAGCAATAGCTTGTGTACGGGCTTGCTGCTCTCCTTGTACCTGCTGATTGCTGTATTGTTTCAATCTATTCTCCAATGAAAGCAAATCGGGATTTACAAGTTGTTTTATCTCGGTTTTGTTGCCGTCTGTTATTTTAAGATTAGCTTTGATTTCTATATGGTCATCAAAGAGGTGTATATACTGCTCTCCATTTCCTGATGTTATCTTATCGGTTTTGATTTGTCCACCAGTGATTTCTGTAAAGCCATTGAGTTTAGCAATACCTCTCTCACCTTCATATTCTGAATTGACAGTGGCGTATAGAAAATGATAAAAGCCTACTTCTTGTTCTATATCTATTTTGTTTTCGGATAGGATAAACTCGCCCGTTTCGGTGGTTTTGGAGGCTTTGATATAGAGGTAGTAGGTTTTGGCTTTATCGTCCAAACGCCCTGATACGAAAGTGGGGATATACCAATATTTATAGCTGTTAGCATCACGATTAGGATTTATATCAGTAGTGCCAAGAGTAAAATGTTTAAGCCAGCCGCTACCAGCATTGATTTGCTTGCTATTCTTATCAAAATAGAGTGTGTGAGGGGTTTTTACTGGGTTTGTTTTTGAGACTACAAAATTAAACTGGGTTGATTTGTTACCAATAAGAGCCATCATAGTTTGTACGGTGGCGGGGACAATACTCTTAGTATATTCAGGAAAGGCGGCTTCTATCTGTTTAATAGTTTCTTGAGCATCACGCCAGCTTCTTTTGGTTAGTGATTGTGTGCGCTTATTGAGTTCTCCAAAATATACTTCTTGGTTTTGGAGTTTGCGCATTTCAGAAGCAAAAGAATGCCCTTGTACTTTGTTAGATAGCTCTATTTGTGGGCTGTAGGGGGTATTTACATACTCTTTTAGCCCTACAATGCGAATAGGCACGGGAGTGCGCTGAAATTCGGTATCGGAAAAATTGATATATGCACCCATTTTGAGGCGACCTCCTATATTTGCCCAGTGTTTTTTAGCGTATATACCGTCTAAATCACCAGTAAATGTAAAGAGGTCGGTGCGATTTTCGTATAGGTATTTGCAGGCTTCTTTCATCATTTCCCAGCTTGCACCTGATTTTGTAGCGTTGTCGCTGATGTATGCGTTAGGCATTTGCATATTGTAAACAGAATATTCGTCGCCTATATTGGGGCGGAATATATCGTTGGGCATAGTAACACCGTCTTCTTCTTTAGGAACAAGTTGGAATCGTTTTTCGGCGTGGTTATAGTTGGACACTTCAAACTCTCTACCTGACAGCATACCACTTTCAAAGTAGATAAGCATTTTTTCGCCTTTGATTTGCATTGCATTGAAATCGAGGGCTTGTGGTATGGAATCGTCAAATATATCGTAGAAGTGTTTATCTATATCTACTGCAAAAAAACCTGATACAGTACCTTTGCGTTTGGGGTATATGTGTGAGAGGTCGAGGCTTTGCTCATTTATAAATCCGTTATTTTGGGCGTTCTTGATTGTTATCGATAGCCCTTTGTCATCTGAAACGAATGTTACCCCTTCATAAGTGTATTCTTGTGATTTAGGTAGTAACAATTCTTTATTGCCATACTTGGAACGATCAATATTACGGTCGCCTCCTTGTGCATATAAGCGAGTAATACGACTTTGTTCGGTAGTGCGACTTACACCGGTCTTAAAGCCTTTTCCCTTGCCGTATTGAAGTGGTAGAGGATTGTTTTTAAAGTACTCTACCTTATGCAAATGAATGGTTTTACCTATGATTTCGTATTCGGTTTCAAAGGCTTTGGCTATCATTTCCAATGCTTCGAGGCAGTTGTTATGATTGTAAGAAACGAGTTTTTCAGAGGCTTCTATACAATTACCTACTTGCCAACCGCTATCTATCATATTGAGGCAATCGACAAGGATTTGCACGTGGTAGCGAGGCGAGGCGGTGAAAGGGAATTTTAGGGTTTTATCGTTGGGGTTGCGAAATTTGTAGTTTTTGAGGTTTGCGCCCTCGCTGTCCATAGTGAGGGTATACTCAAAGTTTCGTGTGTTATGTTTTATGATTTTAGCAGGTTGGTTAAGGGTATAACGCTCATTAGCAAACTCGCACCACGCACCAGTTGGAATGTCGGTATAGGTGGATAGTGAAAAATATAAGGTAAGCGTATGTTCGCCCATTATAGAGCGATAACGATAGCTTTCATCGGTGGGAAGAATGTCTATATATGTAGCGTTAAAATTGAGTTTCATTGGTACAATAATAATACAGTGCAAAGGTAAGAGGGACTTTTCTTTGCACTGCTATAGTGGTTTAGTAAAAAATTAGTAAATATTTGGGATGGCGTTAAGTGAGTACGAAATTGATGGTAAATTCTACTTTTAGGGTGCTTTGGATAAGAAAAACATTCTTAACACTTGCTTTTTGGTAGATAGCGTTTTGGGGTTGGAATGTACTATATTTTATCACCCGTTCGCCTTGTTTGGAGAGATTATACAACAAGGCTTCGTATAGTTGCCAAAAGGTGCTAATGGGTTGAGAAATGTAGCAATGTAGTTCAAGGGTGCGTTCTTTAAATACGTTAGAATGCTTTGCATATTGTACGCCACTAATGGCTGTACTATTGATAGTAAGGTGTTCTTTTACCTCGTAATCTTTTAGGAGTGTATTTTGGTTTTCTTCAAGTAGGTAAATGCCGTATTTGGATACATCTATGCCGTCTATAGTGAAGCCTGAAGTGGGTAGTGTAGCATTGGGGGCGGTATAGGTATAGCCTTCCAAAGGAAAATCGGAAGCAAAAGTAATATCGTAGCTGATGTATCTTTGTTCTTTTTTGGCTTTTTTTACTGATACTAATCGAAGTTGAAATGTTTTATTGAGTTCTTCAAAGTGGAATGTATTGTAAGTTTGAGCAGTAAGAAAGTTGATGAATGGTTCGTACTGGTTTGCTTCACTAAAAAATGATAAAGTGATCTGAATTGTATCGAGTTTAGGACTATCGGTGTCGTACTCTTTGCCATAGTACTCAGCCCAATCGTTGGAAGATAGTTTTTTGAGAGGAGGAAAGCAAAGAACATCCTTGTAATTGCTATCTAACAAGTAAGTGCGGTAAGTGGTTTGTATGTTGATGTTGTTAATTTTCATATTTTTTTTGCTATTTAAAAATATTGTTGTATCTTTGCGGTGTTGTAAAGGGTATTTATGAACTTTACAAGGTGGGGGACGCCTCCTATTGATAGGCTACAAAGCCCGCACCCCCAGCACCTCAAAGATAATGTACAATTATTTTTGAGGTGTCTTTTTTATATACTTGTAGCTATTGCGGTGGCTTCTGCTATTTTTGAATTTTCCTCAATAAAATAGGGTTTTGTTTTCCAATTCTTAAAGCGGTCTTTATTTTCAGTTAGCCATTGTTTATATTCTTTGGGTACATCATTTACATAATTAGACGAACTTTCGGGGGGTAATTCTTCATCGGCATTGAGTTCCTTGATGAGTTCGTCGGGTGTTTTGAGAATGCTTACTATATGGCACTTGCAGCCTACGTGCCAGCCGTGAAAGTGGAATGTTTTGGGGTATTTGCCTTTCAATTCATCGCACATATCATAGACTTTATGCTGTGGTGATAGGTGTACCTCGAAGCCTACAATATCTGGGTTTTGCTGTATGCGCAACCAATCGGCGGACTTATAGGCTACATTAATCTCATTACTTGCAAGTCGCAAAGCATTTTTATAGGCACTTCTATACACTCCTTGCCCAGTGTGATAGTTTTGGGCATTCTTACTTAGTACAAGGTTTCCGTATTTGTCTCTAACTCTACGAAACAAGGCAGTAGGATTGTTCAATAGGTTGCGTATCTCTCGGCTTAGTTGAACCGCGCTTTTACCCTCTTCTAATGATATGGATAGAGCGAGTTCTATTTCGCTTTGTGCTTTTTTAGCAATATCCCATACACGATCAGATACGGTAAAATCTTTAATCTTACGCACTTTAAAGGATTCGAGGGCTTCTATGTTCTGATATTTGGTTAGTCCTTCTCTTAGTAATTTGTCTTGCTTGATGTTGGCAAAAGCCCATTCATTGGCGATACCTTGCTTTATGATTTGGTCTAATTGGCTGCTGAAACGAGCTAACTCCTTGTCAAAGGCTTTTCCTTTCTTGGTAGCCGCAAAGGCAAATAGGGTGCTTGTTACAAGCTCTTGGAAATCCGTTTTGAGAGCCAAGGACACAGAAAAACCTACCCACTGATAGAATAAACGTTCTATCTGCTGTAGGTATGCTATTAGGTGCTTTCTATGTTGCTCATCATAGTTCATTAGATACTTGCTTCATTGAGGTTGCTATTTTCCTCGTCTTTGATTTGCTGTAATTGGGCTTCGGGGTCGGTGATACCGAAACGCTGCATTGCTTCACGTTGTGATATAATAGGCTTGCCACCATTAGCTTCTGTAAGGGTACGTATCATTTCGGTATCATCGTCAATATCAAATGGGGTAATGATAGGGGTGATGTCTATATCTTTCAGTTCTTTTTCAAAGGGTAAATACATCTTTGAAAGGAATGCTAAAATGATATTGATACGCCTTTGTAGGGCGGGTATGAATATAGCCTCATTGTCTTTTACTTTGAGGTGAGCAGGTAGCCAAGCTAATTTACGCCCTACTCCTGAGAGCATATTGCCTTTACCTGCATAGAACTCATCGGAAAGGTCGGGGGTATGGGTGAACTCGTGTATATCACGGCGGTTCATTGTCATTTCTTTGTCGAAATTCTCATTGGCATTGGGTGGTACTACGAATTGCACATTACCTCCATCTTTTACCTCAAATACTTTACCTCCCATATTATTACCCGACATTTTACCCTCAACACGCCCTGCTATCATTAGTATAGGCTCTCCGAACTTCTTATTACTTTCAGAGAAATAGGTGCGCTGCTCTTCGGCTATTTCGATGAGGTGCTGCACGGCTTCCCATTCGGGCTTGTCTTGCTGGTATAGCACTACGGGTATTTTGCCGATGATATTAGGTTTCGCCTCTGTTGTGGTAACTCCGTTTTCAGTAGTGAAAGTATATACTTCCTCATTGGTAAATGCTTGTAGAATGGTCTTTTTGTTGTCTTTGGTAGTGCTTTCTACGGCAAATGATATAAGGTTATCGTTATCGTCAAAGCGTGGATATAGCTTATACTTTTCAGGTGATAGCACCTTGTGGCGCAATAGGAATTGAGAAGATACCCCATATTGCTCGTTGGGCTGCTCTTCTAAGTACCACAATTCGGCTACTTGGGTGTAACGCTTTACCTCTGTACACATCTTGCTGTCGGAAAAGTTCATTTTGTTTGCTTTGATGACTTCTTGAAAGGCGGCAAATAGCTTGCTGTCTTCAGCGGTGTACTTGTAGGGTATGGCTGTTTGGAACATAGTAGCTATCTCTACAATACGCTTTTGGTAGGGTAGCCCTATACGATTGAGGTAGCGATAACGTTTTTCAAATCGTGGTTTGCCTTGACTATCTAAGAGGGGGTTACCTACTTCATCGGTGAGTGGTATCATTATCTCGGGGTCAGGATAGCGGTGTTTGTTGGTGAGTATCTCGTGCTTCTTGACATCGTACTGCTTTTGGAATTGCGAAATATCTATTGGAGTTACTCCTTGTTTAAAATCTTCTTGTGTTATAGATTGTTCGTTCATATTGATATAAGTTTAAATCATTGAGGCGAGTTGATATAGGTTGTTGTTAGTACCACTTAGCAGCTTCATAGTGATATAACGAATAGCGTCTATGCTATGGTTGTGGTTATCTATGGGTATGCCTGCTTTTTTGTCGTTCCAAGCGTAGTTTTTTAACTCTTTCATTACATTGAAGCTGTTAGGTGTAACTATTAATTTGTAATTGAGCATTGTTGTTATACCAGCCGATACGCTGCCTGCTCCCTTTTCGCAAGGTTCTATATTTAGTCCCTTATCTCTTAGGTCGGCAATTAGGCGAGGTTCGGCACTATCGGCTACGATAAGATCGTCAGGGTGGTCTATTAGGGTGCTATTGAGTTGGTAAAGTCCGTCAGAGGATAGTTGCTTGTTGTTGTAGTATTTTTCATCTATGTAAATGATTTTGCTACGATTATCCACTGCTACCTTAATGAGCGTATCAGGGTCAATGCTGAAGCCGTAATCTTGTCCGTAACCATAAGGTAGTGAAGTGTCAAACTCTCCAATCTCCCAGTCGGTGAATATTACCCCTTCGGATACATCAGCCCAGCGACCTATAATTTTTTGTGCGTATTTGGTTTTGTTGAACATAGATTGAGAGAAATTTCCTTGCTCATCAGTAGCTTGTGCGAGGCTTTGGGTTTTGATTTCATCAATCTGTTTAAAAAACTGCTCATTAAGATTTTCTATATTATCAAAGTAGGTAGTATGAATGTGCAATACATCGGGATGGGTGGATATTTGCACCTCTACACCGTCAATATTTACTATTTTATGTGTTTTTTCAATGTACTTTTTATAGATGAAATGCTCGGCATTGGAGGGGTTCAGAATGAGAATAACCCGCAATTGTTTGCCTTTTTGACGGATTGATAGTATTAGTTTCTCATAGTCCTCTTCTGATAGCCATTCCTCCATTTCATCACCTACGAAAGTGGTAATACCGTGTAATGATTTAAGGTTGGCGGTTTGGTTACCAGAACTGGTTTTAATTCCTTTAAAGAGGATTTCAGAGCCTGAAAAGGTGTTTTTGATAGCTGTTTTAGTAATGTTAAAATACGCTTGTGTACCCTCTGCTTCTATCTTTTCCTCAAACTCTGGTATAATAGAACTATGGGCTGATACCATAGTATAACGGCTGAATAGTATTTTATGTCCCGCTTCAAAAGATAAGCGTTCCAAAAAGGTGGAGGCATTGTAAGATTTGCCACTGCCTCGACCTCCTGAAAGTATAATAATGAACTTATCTTTATTCAGATATAGGGGATTATATACAGGTTGTGTTTTAATCATTACTTTTACTATTGTTTTTGAGCCACTGAGCGATGTCGATAGAACCTTGTACGGAGACTTCCTCTTTTATACCTTCATCAGTTTTGAAAGTGGATAGTACTGTTTGCATTGCTGTCATTCGTGTTTTTTGGTCTACTACTACTTCACGGAATTGATTAGGTATTACTGTACCTTCTTCATCAGTGAGAGGCTCACGGATAACGCCTATAATAGCAATGGCAGATACCAAGTTAGATACATCATTAAAAGTACGCGCTCGATATGCTTTTTGGACGATTTCCAACTCTGGGTTTTTACGAATACGCCCATATACAGACGGATAGGTAACACCAAGTATTTCGGCTGCCTTAGTAGGCTGTCCGTTGGCTTTGATAAGGGCTTGTTTTAGTTCCTCATCAGTATATTTTTCATTATCTATCTTCTTACGTGGTTTCATATCAAATGTTATTAAATGTTATTAGTCTATGCGTTCTACCTTTGCCGATAGTGTTTCCCCTTTTATCATTTTAAATTCAGGGTCAAACCCCATACGGAGCATAAAAGCTTCTTTGTTTTTCCAGTTATCAAATGAAAGCGTTACGTAAGCATCTAAATTTTGAGCTTTTTCAATAGCTTGTTGTTTGATAGCTTCTTTTGCTTCTTTGACTTGTTGCTTTTTCTCTTCATTGGATATTTCTCGCTCAATGTCTTTCTCTTGCTTTATGGGAGCGTATGTATCTTCTATAGCTTGTGATAGGTCGGGTACTTCAAAGGAAGAATAATCTACTGCATATAGATTGAGGTCGTAATCATCAAGCCCTGCATTGAGGTAATCAATATCAGGAATAAGTGATCTCATTAGTTCTTCGTCAAGTTCGGTACGCGAGCGTGTTTGAAATATATTTTGTTCCTTTTCTGTTTTAAGGTCAAAAGACACTTTTTCTACTTTGATTTTGTAGTCAGTTTCGGGCGTGCCATCGTACTTGTGAATAATATCAAGGGACATTACCCGCTTGTGCCCATCTACAAGGTTTGAGGTTTGCTCATTCCAAATAATACCACCTAAAAAACCTACATTTTTGATATTTTTACGCATTTGTGCTATTTGCTCGTCGGTATGCCTTTTAGGATTGAAAGGGGCAAAGTTTATTTGTGAACGTTGTATGGTGATCGTTTCACTTTGCTTATATAGTTCCTTTGTTGTTTTTGTTTTTTTGGTCATAATCAAATAGTATTTTTTCAGATAATGGGTAAACATCTAATATTTTCTGCAAGTCATTAGGATAATGCTCACGTAGGTATAGATATACATCAAGGTCAAAGGTTATCCCATTACTTTTTTTATTGCTGTATTGTATGGGTTTGGGTAATCGATTATTACTGATGTATCGCAATACATCTTTGTCTTTCCATAGAGAAAAAGGATACACGAGTTTTGTAGGTGAAATTGATTGCATTTCGTATTGTCGTAACATTATACGCCTATTCATACTATCGGACTGCTTCATTCCTAAGAATACGTACTCAATTTGTGTTTCGAGGCGTACTGATTGTATAATGTCTGATAGTTTAAGTATACGTGTATTTTGAGGGGTACAGAATAACCCTGATTTATTGATATAAGTAAGGGCGTAATGAGGACGTTGTATAAATGAGATGTTAGGGTATTGCTTTTTTGAGAAGTTTATGAATTTATTGATATGATCAAGGTCTTTTACAAAGTACATAAATACGCATACTACTTCATCGAAGTTTTGGGCGCACCAGTGTAGTAATGCAATACTATCCTTGCCGCAGGAATAAAATAGCAAAACACGGTTAGTTTTAGCCTTAACCGTGTCTATTACTTGCTGTGTGTGTTGGTAGATATTCATATATTAACCTGCTGAAAGTCCTGCTTGTTTTCTAACAGCAGCATATACGTTTCGCCTACGTTGTTGTACAGACAACGCTTGACCTTTTTGATTTCTACCATATCGGGCTACTCTACTAATACCCGATGTTCTGTTGATTTGTTTTTGGATTTGTGTTTTTCTAACTCAGCTGAATGTTTTAAAAGGTTATTAAATATTTTTCTTGCTTATCACTTTGCCTAATGTATAAACCATTTGGGCTTCGATGTACTCTTGACCATCTTCTTCGTAGGTGATTTCTTCACCATTTTCATCAATAGATAGTTCAATTTCAGAGTTGGTGATTTCGATAAGTACTTCAGGGCGGTCGGTTGCATAACCGTTGAAAAACCTAATAGCATCATACTTTACTGGTTGAAGCCACTGGTCTTCATCTTCTGCCTCTGGATTTTGGATAACGTACTTATCGGCATTCTTTGGACGAATTTCACGATACTCTTTTGTTTTTGCCCCTGATAGAATATCTTCTAAATAAGGGCGCTTGATTTGTAATGTTAATACTTTCATATTGTGATATTTTATTAGTTGCGGGGGCTGGACTCGAACCAGCGACCTCGTGCAAGTTAAACACGCAAGCTAGCCTACTGCTCTACCCCGCTGGTAGGGCAAAGGTACGGCGATTGTTGCTATATAACGCTTTTGCGATTTAGTAAAAAGTTAGTAATTTTTTAGAGCAGTGTTATTTTTTGCAAAAATAGTGATTTTATGCGATACTTAAAAGGTTGAACTTCTTAAAACAGCGATATTCGTGGCATTCGGTATCGAAATATACTTGTACAGTATTATTGCTTTTGCGTTGAGAGTGATCGGTTTGGGGTAGCAAATCAGGGCGTAATGTACCCCACGCTTCACGGGTTGAACCGTCTACTTTTTGAAAATAAAAGCGTACTATCTGGGTACTCATTTTAGCTTTGAGTTTGATATTTGCCCACGCTTTTTTTAGGCATTCGCTGAATGATAGACCAGTTTGGCGTGCAAACTGCCAAGCGAGTGTGAAGACGTTCTTTTTGTCGGTATTTTTCATTTTGATAGTGTGTTTTTAGTATTATTTTTTTTGAGCCTTTTTGCGCCTTGCTCAGGGCGTGGGGGTTAGACATTTAGAATTTTTGAATAATTGTTGTATTGTTCTTGCAAGAAAGAAAAGTATTTTATAAACTTTTTTTCATTTTCTTTGGTGAATGTACCCTCTATTTTAGGGCACTTAACATCAACTTTAAGAGCTGTAAGAAGACTGTTTGTAAGGTTTTGCAACTTTTCATTTAGAATGTTCATTGCTTCATCACTACCGTATTCGTAAACGCCTTCTTTGAGGTTTTTAAGTACTTGTTCAATTGGTTTTATAAAGCCTATTTGTAAACCAAGATAAAGGTATAATTCTTCTTTTTTGTCTGTTGCTGTCATTTTGATATTTATTTATAAGGTTATTAAATTGAGTTTAAAAGCAGTTTAAAGACTTGCTTAGGTCTGTTTTTATTAGTTGTTTAACGAATGGACATCGTAACGTGCGCAAGTGTATTTTTCTTCAAGTTTTTCAAGTGCTTTTTGGGTTACAAAGTAGATACCTTCAGTATATTCTGATTTTTTTACACCACGACCTTTGAGTTCTAACTCGGTGCGTACTTCATAATTATTATAGCACCATTCGTAATATACTTGTACCTCTTGTTGTTTGTTTAATGCTTTCATACTATTAATGTGTTTAAATGTTATTACTTGTTCTTATTGTTTGACGGTGCAAAGGTATATACATTTTACAATACACGCAAATTTTTAGTGTTAAAATTTTGTTAAATGTGTAGATGTATGTATATACCTTTGAAAAACATTTGTACCTTTGCTGCGGAATGTAATACTTAACATTATGGCACGAAGAAAAGACAAAACGTTAAACATTAGAGTATCGGATAGTTTCGTTACTCTCCTCAAAGAATTATCGGAAAAAAAAGGAATGTCGCAAGCGAACCTTATTGAGTATCTCGTACGTAAGGAGGCGGATAGTATGCAGCTGAAAGAGCGGTTTCAGCAGGAGGAAATAAAAGATGGTGAAGAGTAAATAACTCTTTTTATGTAGTAATGGAAATTATATAAAAAATCTACCGCCTCTAATTATAACATTAGGGGCGGTAGCAAAACCAATTGAAAAAAGAATAAATTATGACTGTTTGCAACGCTGAATAAGGTCGCTTTCTATTTTTTTGAAGATGTAATTATATCCTACATTTTTACTCAATATCGTATGTTGTTTGAGATAATAGGATATATTAGACAATGGTACTTGTAGATATTCGGCTATTTGGCATTGAGGGACGGTTGTGTCGTGTTTCCTTGCTAATCCACAAAATAGCTTTTTGTTCTCAATACTACTTAATGGCTGTCCAGTTATGGTTTCTACAGATTGATGTATTTCTTTTAATATCATAGTATTTTTTATTAAGGGTTATACATTATATTCTTCTTTTAAAGCCCTCAATCTTTGGGGCAAAATAATCGTGTATGCTAATGAAATCTTCTATCACTTTTTGAAATTCCTCAAAGGTGTAGCATACAACGTATGTATGTCCCAGTGCGACGGCTTTCTTCTGAAAGTCTTTTTGATTGTCTGTTTGTCGATTACCTTTTACTTTCATCTCGATATAAATGCTTTTACCTTGGGGGAGGAGTACTACCAAGTCAGCAACTCCCGCCAATACTCCCTCTGCTTTGAGGCGTTGTGCTTCACGAACGTTGCGACTACCACCATTAGGAACGGCGTAAATAATGAAGTGTGGGTATTGGTATCTGAACCAACGTACGCAGGCGGTTTGGAGTGTGCTTTCTTGGTGTTTCATAGTGGGTTATTTTGTTTCAAAAACTTCTCTTAATACTTCAGTAGGGTAGCTTTTTACAAATCCATATTTTGCATCGTATTCATTACCCATTGGTATATCTCTTTGTACGCATATTTTAGCAGCCCTTCTTCCTAACGCAATAGCTGTTTGTAAGGGTACTTTTTTGCCTATTATATTACTATACCCTGAAATGGTAAAGTAATCTTCATTTTTAGTGGTGATTTTAGCTTCTATTTTTGTAAGGCGCTCGTTCTGTAATGCTATCTGTTGAGCTTGTACTTGTTGAGCTTTCTCTAAAGCTATCATTCCTTGTGCTTGAGCCATTAATATTTCGCCTGCTGTCATTGGCTTATTAGCTTCCTCAAAGCGTTCTAACCAAGCTACTACGTGCCTACGTACAAATTTGCTTTCTCTTAATAAGACTTGCTTTCCTTGTGCGATAGTGAGTTCAAACATAGGGTATTTTTGTTTGTTTTGAGGGTGTGTATATTGGGTCTCCAATATTTTTTGGAGACCTATTTCTTCCTCAAATTCGTCTCTTATGATATTCAAAAGAGTGTCGTGTCTTAAAGATGTTTCCTTACCTTCTTCTTTTCTGAAAAGGTTGATTTGTTCTACAAGTTCAAGGCTTGTAATTGTTTTCTTTGTAGTAATTCCTTGTTGTGTAGGTATTGATAATTCCATTTTTTGTATTTCTTAGTTTAACGGTGCAAATATACGGAATAATTTAAATAATTCCTAACATTTTTTGTTGTAACTTTTTGTATATCAGAATTTTGCAACGTTACTATTAACATTGCATTTTAACATTGCAAAACGGCAATCGCCTGACTATCAAATCCTGCAAAAAGCAAAAAGACGAGCGTTTTGCCCGTCTTTGTGTAAAAATTATTTTGTTATATTTATAACTTTTCTATATTTCTCAGTTTTTCGAGATAGAAATCTCTAATGCGTTGGAAATCTTCATCGGTGAACTTGTTGTCTCTGAGCCTCATCCGCTTGTGAGTTGCTGCCGATGTACTCTTCTGGATTGCACGTGCTACCTTGCTATCGGATAGTTCTAATTGCTGAATGATGTATATTACTTTGTCGTGTGGTGTCATAGTTATTGTTGTATTATCATATTAGTGCTGTACCATTCCCACGCTTCGTCTAAGAATTGTGTTTCGGATATTTCAGGGGCTAATTCCCCTCCTGTTATCTTTACGTTATTCTGAATTATTATGAGGTTAAACTTCTCATATTCATTGAATACATATAACTTCTTAGGCTTTTTCTTTAATTCTCTGTTAAGAACTATCTGCTGTGTGCGCTCTCTAATTACCAATATCAATGATAAGTAATAAGGCGAATAAATAAAGTGAAAGCCATTGGGCAATTGGTCAGGCTCTGGCTGTAATGCCAATAAGAATTTAGGCATTTTTAGTTCAAAAAGTTTGTTGTTATCCATATTATTTTGTATTTTTGCCCCTCATTTCTAAGGGTGTTAAATCGTTAGACTTGTTTTAATTTTACAAAGTAAAGCCCCTAATGTAGTGTTAGGGGCTTTTAATTTATCTAATAAAGCGATATTTAGGCAAGAAATTGCGACTACCCCCTATTTTGAATTTACTAACCATTTCGCCATAATAGTTAATAGGTTCATCAAGGCTAATTGTGGTAACATTACGCCCATTGTAATCGTATTGGTGCGCACTGTAACCTACTGACATATTGGGTAATCGCCATACCCCCCAATTCATAGAATTAAGATAATACAATATTCTACTGAGGTTATCTACATTAGCCTCGAATACTTTACCCTCTTTAATTTCATTTTCAAGAGCACGAAAGTCAGCTTCTAAATCTTGCTTTTCTTTCTCATTCTGAATTTTCTTTGCTTCGTGTTTTCTCTTGCAGAAATTGCAGAATTTAGTGTACGCTTCATTTAGATTTTCGTCGGTAATTTCACCATCTACATCAATGAATGTTAAAAAATATGGTTTTTCGGTGAAATTTTGTTCCTCTACCTTTTCATAAGGCACTTCATTAACTTGTGGGTAACCTTGCTCTTTCTTTTTGAAAGTAACATTACCTGCTACAATGTAGGTGTAGCTATTTGTTGTGTAAAATTCTAATTTCATCGTTATAAGTGTTTAAATGTTAATATTGTTTATTATCGATGAGAAATATCAATCATATAAAACTGCTCTTCACCGCCTTGACGGTCTGCTATACCTACAATCTCAACTGTATAGGTTTCATCATATTGAGCATACCCCTCAAACTCTTCACCTTTAACGATGAACGTTTCGATTCGTTCAGGTGTATCTAATACTCTTAACTCTAACAAATCATCACGATCTTCAATTGATTCGTTATACAATGCTTCTGCTTCTTCGATACTATCAACATAGTTGTAATATCTGTAGTTTTCTTTTACAAATTCAACGATTGCTTCATCGCTAATTGTTTCAGTGGTGAAGTTGTTGTCATTCACCCATTCTTGTAAACCTAATGTTTTGTCTGTTGTTGTCATTTTCTTTGAGTGTTTAAATTGTTAATAATTGTTCTTGTTTTAATTTTACACTGCAAAGATACGGTAACTATTTTAATTACGCAAGTATTTTACTTGCTTTTTTTTCATTTTATTTTGTTTAAAATATAACAAAAGTTTGTAATTTTATGTTTATTAATTAGTTACAAGATTGTTATTTTTAAAGATAAAAGGCAAAAGGTAGTGTTATACCCTTTGCCTTTAATATACTTACTTTCATTCTTTACTCTAAAAGTTCCTCTATATATATTTCTATGAGATCTTTTACGAGTTCTTCACGGGCTTCTTCGTAAGATTCACTCGTACAAGAATGAATTTTTACGCCAGATCCAACAGTCTCGAAATAGGAGATGTACTTAATTTTAGGCATTTGATCTTTATTTTTAAAATCATAATATATTTCATTCTCTATTCCGTATAAGTATCCACGTTTGCGAAACCAAGCAAAGACATCTGTCCAAGTGGGAATTGAGCAAGCATAAGAATAATGTTTACCTGTTTCGAGGATATCTTTTCCCATTTCAGAATTCGTTCTTTGACTACATTCTGATAGTTCTGCATAATAGTAGCAATAATCATCACCCTCAAATGAGATAAATATCATTTCTTCGTCAAAAACTTCGTTGTAAGTAACCAAACAAGGTTCATTAAAACCTATTTTTTTGAGCTCTTTGGCGATGTCGATAGGAACAAGCCAAGTGGGGTATTCGTAATTTTTCATATATTTATCCTTTAAATAGGTACATTGACCAACTTATAGCAACCTCCTCATTGCGATTGTCCAATTCTTTGAATAAATTACCTATTTCTTTATCCTCACTAAGTTCAGGAGGAATTTGTAAATATATTTTTTTCATTATTTCATTATGAAAACCAGTGTGTTTCTCAATCTCTGAAAGGTGTGTTAGTGCCTCTTTTAGACACTTTAATAGTTCTTGTTTATTCATCTTGTTCATCTTTGATAAATTTTCTGTTAATAATTCTTCCAGTTCTGTTTTTGATTTCATTGTAGGCGATATTAAGGCAGCCTTCTAAGGTTGTTCCTTTGAGTAGTTTAGTAAAACCATTGAGATGTTTAACAAAGTAGATCATAGCATCATAAACAAAATCCAGATCGTTATTATACTTTGACTTATTACACTCAAATTTGAAAAGATCAATAAGCATACTATTTACTGAGAATGATTGTTTTAAACAAGTATCCTCTATAATTGGTCGTAGTGATAATCCATTTAGAAATACATTGTTAAAATTCTCATTCCTAAAATAACAGTAGTTAATGAGCGTTACCATTACATCGCCAATAGCGTCCTGAATAGCTGGTTTGTCGTTATCATAACACGCTTTGATAAGTTCGCCAACTTCCTCGTGGGTTTTGAGGAGTTCATCAAATGGCGTTAATTGTTCATAGATTTCTCTTTCTTTTGCCCACTGATGAATGAGTGGGACGAGTTCTTGGATTGTTAAATTTTGTGTATTCATTTGTTTTGCTTTTTTAATTCTTCTCTCATACCCATACAGTAGGAGCGGTAATTGATGTTTGAGTTGTGCATTAGTCGGTAGTCGTACCATTGCAGTATTTTGTCTTTGGGCTTGTTGTGCTTCATATCGAAGTATATATCTTCAATATTGAAAAAGTAGTCCGATAGGCACACAACGCCTATTTCAATATCGTAATTGTCAAATTCAAATTGTAGGTCTTGCTTGTGACAAAATTCCTTGATGAGGTTACGTGCAGCATACTCGAATAATTCCACTGCTTCTCTTTCTTGTGATGATTGTTTTTTCATTGTTCTTTATACTTTTCGTTAATCACGTCTAAGTGCTGGTATATCATTTCCGATAAGTCGTTAGAGTACGACTCAAAGGCATCAATTAGCACTTTGTCGTCTTTCATTGTTTTTTTGAATTGCTTGACCGCCTCGCCGCTAAAGTGTTTTAACCTGCGAAAAGCGAGTTTAAATTCTCTGCTGAATTTTGTATCATCAATTCCATACATAAGTTCGTTGAGGCTATCGGCATACGATAGAGCAAGGATAGCGTAATGGGCTATCTTTTCACGCTTTAGCACGGGCATTACTACTGCTCTATCGTGTTCGGCAATTGCGATATTCATTAGGTTTCGCGCTTCTTGAGGCGTAACTTGCAGTCCTCTTGCTCGAAGTTCTGTTATAAATTTATTGTTATTACTTTTGTTCATTTTAAGTGTTTTTGTTTACGATTAAAAAGGCACTCCATCATTAGGGGGTGTTTTTGCAAAGGCTTCAGCGGGTGAAGCTGTAGGAATAGTATTAGTATTTCGCTCTTGTGTAGGTTCTCTCGGAGGGATTGATTGAGGCATTGTTATTGGTTTTGCCATTGTGCCTGTAAATTCATCATAAGGATATATTGTAAAATCGTTGCTATCAACCATAAATTTAAATGCTTCAAAGGGATAACCACGAGTGTATTGCGGCACAACTTCTACTATATCCTTGTTGTTTTCATCAAGTTTTAGCAAAAAGACTGTTTCTGCTTTTTTGGTGACGGCACTTCCTAAGTGTCCAGTGGCTTTTGTTACTCCGTAAGCAACGTGAATGATTGTGCAAATATGTATCTTATATTCATCTGTCCACTTGATGAGTTTCTGTACAATTTGGTTACTCCATTCGAGGTTATTTACATCGTTCATTAGGTCGGCAACCCCATCGATAAATACTAATTTTACCTTTCCTCTGAAACGTTCTAACACTTTATCTATAAACGCTACTCGTTCTTCTACTGACAATTGTAGTATTTTAAAAGTTAGATAGTTAGGATAGTTTGTTCCTACCACTTTAGGAACACCTCTAAAAGTCCGCTGAGCATAATACTCTGATTGCTCTGTATCAAAATCTAATATGTAATCATCATTTTTTCGATGAGAGCATAATAAAGGAAATCGATATGAGGCATTCCCTCCGATATAGGTAGCACATAGTTGCGTTTTGAATAGCGTTTTTTTGCTCTTGCTGGGTGCTGCTATTACGCTAAAACTTCCTGCTGTCATTACTGGTGTAGGTACGTAATTGTTATACTCTTGGTGCTCTCCTATGCTGATGATAATCTCAGGTGGTTTTATCGGTTTATCTAAGGCTACGAATGCTCTTTCATACTCGCGAGCAAACCACAAATCATCAAAGGGAGATAGTTCAACTCCTTCTTCTATTTCTTGTATTTTTAATGACATAATAGCGATAATTTAGTGATTTCTGACTTGATAAAGTATTCGATTTCCTCTTTTTTATATTCCTTTTGCAAAACTGCAATACAATCTGCCATTTTTTCCTTTGCGATTTCGCTTTTTTCTCTTGCAATTCTCAAAACATCTTCAGATTTGTACTTATCTTCGAGAGTTTCGCTGTCTTCTGCAGGTGTTTTATTGGCTTCCGCTACTCTTTTTGCCTCACGTAGTGCTTTTTCATAGTCTTTGTATGCTGTTTCGTATCGCAACATTTTTGTCGTTTCGGCTATATCGTCTATCCACCATTCGAGGGGTTTTTGAACGATTTCGTGTACGTGTGCCAATATGCTACTGGCAGTGGCTTTTTCGTCAATCTCTTTAGCGAATAGATAACGATTTAGGAATACAAAGCAAAATAAACGCGATAACAACGGGTACTTATCCGTTTGTTGTTCTTGTGATGTTTTGATGAATTTTAGTACGGCGTTAAATGCTGTTTTATCATCAGGCGTTCCTTTGCGATTAGCGAGGTATTGCAGTCGTCGCAAGGCTACATCTACATCCATTGTGTTTTTAATCATTTTTATAAAATTTTTGTCGTTAATTTAAATTTACAAGTCGCCAATATTACGCGTTATACCGTTTTTACTACTTTTCTGCCCCCTTTGAGGCTCTTTGCTGTATAATTGGGTTTCTGTAAGTCCCGCGTTGTAAAACGTGCTAAAATGGTCGGGTTCTAACATTTTATCGGGTGATAGTGTGAATTGCGGATAAATCTGCTTTTGAATAAATACGCCTTTAATTGCTAATTCGATCTCTCCTTGTGTGTAATTTTTTGCAACCTCAATAAGATTCATTCTTGCATTACCCAATATCGCAACTTTACCTATTGTCCCAACGTTGTAATGTCTTTTAGCATCATTCCAACGTTTCGACAACCAGCCCGCCAGCGCAATAGCATCTCCGTTAAAATCTTCATAGGCTTTTAAGGTTGAATTTTCGGCTTTTGGTTTTTCCTCGTGTGTGTGCGTGTTTGTTTGTTTGTTTATATTATAATCATTATCATTATCATTAGGGTTATCTTCGGTTATGTTTGGTAATGTTGGGTTATCTTTTTTCTCATAATAAGGATTAGATTTTCCCTTCACAAAATTCGGATTACCTCCTTTTTTTCCATTCTCTTTATTAACCGCTAATTTCTTTTGATAACTCTCTGAAAACGCATCTAAATCTAATTTGATAAACTCAAAAGCCATTTCAACTTTCTCATCTGTTGAGCCTGCGTTTGCCCCGTTCTCCACATATTCGAATAACATTTTGAAAAGAACGCCCGCCTGCTTGTCGGACAATTTATTGACCACGCTTCCGTATTTAGTCTTTAGAATAAATGTATCTTTCATAGTTACATATTTATTGTTTAAAAAAACTCCCCTTGCCCTTAACTTGCTCTCTGGACAATGGCACGCCAAATGATAACGCTCGCCAAAGACAAGGGGAGACAAATGAATGATGTATTAGATTGCTTTTTTTTGTTCTGCCTCAGCCTCGTCTATAAGGTCAAAAAGCGTTGGCATACTTACCTTTTGTGCAGCTGCTTCACAATATGCTGCACCGTCTAAAAAGTATTGTGGATTGAGTTCAAAGCCTACTCCATAACGACCTTTAAGTACTGCACGATAGGGTACTGTCATTAGCCCTCCAAAAGGGTCTAATACTACATCCCCTTTATTGCTCATCTGCTCAATTACTCTGTCGGCAATGTCAAACTGCATTGGGCAAAGATGCATCTCTTTTCCTTTGCTCCATTGTGAGCCATTCAGGGTGAGCATACGCGTTACATCCGTCCAAACTTCTTCGCTCCAACTCTGAGGCTGTAAGAGCATAAATGAGGTAGGAAGTTTTCCGTGTAGGTCTAATGTTTCGGCTATCTTTACATTGAAGTCGTGGTTATAGATTGTTTCCAACGAAAAGCGTTTGTACTCTTTGAAGATCACATCGTGAGGTAGTTTAGCCAACTCTTCAGGGAATAAACAACGATTGCCTGAGGAGCGTGTAAATCCGTGTGCGTCTATCTGCCACTTAGCACGTGTGTAATCACTTTTGCTCTTAACAACTGGCACATCAGCATAAGCGTTAGTTTTATCAGTAGCCGGCTTTCTGAATAGTAGGAGATATTCAGGCATTCCTACTCCCATTTTAGTTCCGTCCTTGCATTGTTCACTCCATCCTAATCGGTAGGTTTGATTATTTTCACGTACTACATCTGTAACGATGGTTTTCATACCCATATAGGCAAATCCGTGTTTGGTGTAGTGCTGTATACAATCGACGTGAAAAGGGTAGACAGTTTGCACGCCCATTCCTGATAGCCCCATTGGCACAATCCTATCCTTTACGTGTATGGCAGCTATCCTGCCAGGTTGCAATACTCTGAATAAGTTAGGGGTGAGATAGTCCATTTGTTTAAAAAACTCCTCGTTGCTTTCAGAGTGCCCAAAATCAGCATAATTAGGCGAGTACTCATATTGAGTGCTGAAAGGTATTGAGGTAAGGATAAGCCCTACACTATTGTCTTTTAGTGCGTGTGGGTTTTCGTTAGGATTGAGTTCTACTACATTGTCGTTGTTTACGATATGGTAGTAGTTGTTCTTTATCTCAATACGCTCCACGCCTATTTTGCGCGTAAGTACTTGCGCCATTTCAGAATGAGAAAGTCCGTATTTCTTAATTATTTCGGTCATATTCTTTACGAGTTTATTATGGTTTTTCCACTTGTTTTCTAATGTTTTACGCACGTTGCGTTCAGCTTCTGTATAGATTAAATCTACTCGCACCACGTTTTTCTGTAGGAAACGTTGCAGGCGGTGTATAGATTGAATAAAGTCGTTAAACTTATAACCTATCCCTAAGTATATTGCCCAACTGCAATACCGTTGAAAGTTACACCCTGAGCCTGCTATCACTGGCTTTGCTCCTAACTCTTGCAACTCGCCATAAGAAAATTGCTTTATTATCTCCTCACGTTTTTCAAAGTCCTGAGAGCCGTATATTGATTTTAGTGTTGGGATAGCCTTTTCAATCGCCTTGCGTTCGTTCTCTAAGTCGTGCCATATTACACGATGTGCTTCAGGGTCTTCAGCACGGAGTTCTAACATTTTAGCAATGCGATCATCTAATGACTCCCTTTTTTCTTGTGCCGATTGTTGTAGCCCCAGTGCTGTATCCTTAAACAATTTTCCTTGTCCGTCTTTCTCTACCCCTGCGTTTTCGTGATTAGTAGGTATTTCGTGCCAACGCAAATCTAAGTCGGGGAGTATGTAGCCCATATCGTCTCACGGCATTCGCATTTAAAAAAAACTTAATATCTTTGCTGTCAAAAAGATATTATGAATAGTTGTTTTACAGAATCA